CATATAAGTAAAGGCAATTATATAAGTACAGCATGCCAGGCAGCCGGTATCCCCCAACGTACTTACCATAACTGGGGTTCCTATGCTAAAGATGTAGAACAATATATAGACGAGCATGATATATATATAGATAATCCCTGTGATATATCTAAGGAAGATTGGAAGTATTTAGAAGGGATATTACCAGATAAGTTAAAGAACAAGATAATACACTGGCAAATGTTTCACCGTTTAAAACGTGCTGAAGCTGAGGCTGAGACTATCCATGTATCTAATCTTATGAAGGCCAGTAATGCAGGCCCGCAATTCTGGGCTGCATCAGCTACCTATCTTGAACGTAAGCATCCGGAGCGCTGGGGAAAGCGCGATGCTGTAGATATTAACGTCCGTGAAGGCACCGAACTACTCAGTAAGCTGGCTGCCGTTTTACAAAAGAAGGATCCCCCGGCACTAAATCCTGGTAAATAATAATGTTATGTCTACCATTTACGTTCGATTGCGTAGATGTGTAGTTATGCGTAATGGTCAGCCAGGTATCAAGATCATAAGCAGCACCTGCACCCCTCATCATTTGCAAGGCGGGCACACCGGATACGAAGTGGGCTGGCGCACGGGGGCGAGTGTACTGGTGAGGATACCCTCACGGATTTTTTAAAAATCAAAAAGAATGATTGAGACAGCGAATAGAACAGAAAAAGAGGTAATGGCTGAGTACAGAAGGGTACTTTTTGAGCCTTTGGGGTACAAGCCGACGGCGTTGCAGGCCGTAGTGCATGAGGATCAGCATCGGATAAAGCAGGTGTCAGGGGGAGAACGTGGGGGGAAGTCGTTTGTTGGGGCGAAGGAGGCGTTACTGAGGGTGCCGAGGTCCAGTCTGGGGTGGATAGTGGCGCAGGAATACGCGACGTGCCGGCAGGAATTTGAGTACCTGATGGCGGACTTGATGGCGCTGAAACTGTTGCGTCCGCAAGAAGTGTCATTCCCGAAAGAGGGTACATGCATAATGAGGGCGATAAACGGATGCCGCGTTGAGACGAAATCCGCCGATGATATACGGAAACTGGGGATGGTGGCACCCGATTTTGTTCTCGCGTGTGAGGCGGCGCAGCTCTCGTATCCGGCTTATCTGCGGTTGCGCGGACGCGTCGCAGAGAAGCGCGGTGTCATTGTGATGACCGGAACTATGGAAGGGTCGCTGGGATGGTGGCCGGAATATATAAAGAGGGGGCAGTCACCCGATACCGAATTCCGTTCTTTTATCCTACCGTCCTGGTCAAATGAACGGATTTATCCGCCCGGGTCGCATGAAATCACGTTGATGGGCGGCGAAGTGGTCCGTAATGTCAATAAAGAGATTTACGACCTCTGGGTAGAGACACCGCTTGATATCTTTATGGAGAGGTACGGGGCGGTGCCGCAGCCTGTCGCCGGCCTCATTATGCGGGAATTTTCCAACTCAATTCATGTTGGCGATTACCCGTATGACGCGAGTATTCCAATTGAGGTCGCAGTAGATCCCGGATATGGCGGCGCTTACGCGGTACTCGCCATACAGATCAAAGAAAGCCAGCCATATATTGTGGATGAGATTTACCTGCAGGGATACACAACTGAGGACATTATCACCATCGTCAGACAGCGGCCTTGGGGGAACGCATTTCTGAGCGGCGCAATTGATATTGCGGGGCGCCAGCACCAGGCCATGGAAGCGCCGATTGAGGTCTGGAAGGACAAGACCGGCATCGATCTGCAAAGCCAGTACGTCGAGGTAGAGGGCGGCATTGAAATGATGCGGTCCCTGCTGAAGGTCAACCCGGTGACGAACCGACCCGGCGTTTATATCAACCACGTTTGCAGGGGACTCATAGCCGAATGTGGCGGCGGCAAGTCACCGGTCAGTGGTGGCGGGGCCTGGACACGGGATATCAACACAGGGAAAATCATCGACCGTGATAACCATTCCTGTAAAGCGTTCATTTATTGGGCAGTAAACCGTTACGGATACACAGTAGCGGCACAACGGAGCAGTTACGAACCAATACATACACTTACGTTCGGGAATAACGATACAAATGTCATTAAACGGTGGTTAAGAAATGGCTGATAAAAAACCGAAAGTCACGGAAATTTACGAAGACCTGCTGAAAAAGTGCGAGGATCATTACCGGGAACTACACCAGAAATTCCAGGACGATGAGAAATATTACGAGCTGGAATTTAAAGACAAGTTGGAAATTCCGACAGAATTTAAGTCGGAAGGTGTTGTGCTGCCGACCGCCCGCGATATGGTTGACACCTTCGTTGACCATATTGATATAAGCAATGCGCGTGTGTTTGTCAACCGCAAGGGAACATCGAACTCCTCGGAAGAAGAAGTCGAGATGATGAGGAAGTTCTATCTCGGCCTGATACACCGCACCAATGTCGAGAACAGTATTTCACCCTGGCGCGTGGCGGCCAAACATTACGCCGTACATGGGCTGGCTGTGTTGAAGGACGTATGGAGTGCCGACCTGTGGCCGGACCGACCCGAGATAATGGAGGGCGAAACGGAGGCGGATTATGCCGGCCGCATGGACGAATGGCGGGCAAAGACTTATGATGTGCTGCCGATTGTAATACAGCCGGTCAATCCGAAATGCGTAATGCCTGATCCGTCTTATGGCGGCAAGCTGTTCGTGATAGAGAAGCAGGAAAAGATTTGTTTCGATATTATGAACCGATGGACAAATTGGAGCAATCCTAAGAATAAGAAGATAAGCGATCCAGTGGAGATCGTATCATACTGGGACAATAAATACCGCTGCGAGTTCGCGGACGGGGACCCATTGCTACCTGGCGGCGTGGTCGAGCATAACTATGGCTTTATCCCGTATGTCTTTATAGACAGTGGGCTCGGCAACCTATCCAGCGACGGAAAACCAGAGAAGCGCTATGTCGGCATATTACGATATATGTTTGATCTACTGGTGGCGGAAAGCCGCGATTTCTCAATCTCCGACGTGGTATTGAAGCGTACAGCCTGGCCCTGGGGTTATCTGAAGGGCAAGAACGCCGGAAAGGTTACAAAGATCGAACAGAAGTTCGGCACCTATACACCGATGCCAGATGATGTTGAAATCGTCGAAATGACACCGAAAGTCCCACCGGAAGCGCTTAACTCGCACCTTTACAGGACATCGGACTATATATCGGCACATGCGGCCCCGCGGTCGCTGCGCGGTCTGGGCGAAACGGGCGTAAGGTCGGGTGCCGACCGCCGACTCGTGATGTCGGAAGCATCCGCCCGCTACCGCTACTCAGAGGACGCTTTCAGGAACGGCACCGCAAAAGTACTAACCAACTGCGCCCGCCTGATGAAAAATGTCATCCCCTACGATGTGCGGGTTTGGGCACGGACACCGACCGACGAGTTCGATATTGAGATAAAGAAAGACAAGATGAAAGAGCCTTTTACCTGCTATGTGGAGTTCGCTCCGATTTCAGAGGAAGATGAGTACCGCAGGCATGATGACCTGGAACGGCTTGCGGCCAGCGGCATTGTCACAAGACAGTGGGCGCGTACTCAAATGTCTAATGTTGATCCTCTTAAAATGGAACGTGAGGAAATGAAGGAACGGATCAAGAATGACCCCGCCGTGCAGCAGGCTATTTCACAATACCTTGCCGGTAAGATGGCAGAGGCATTGTCTAAACGTAGTGCCGCCGAAAGTATCAGTAACCCGCCGCCTGCCACGCCACAGATGCAGGGGCAATCAGCGGAAGCAGGACGGCGTGTAATACCGCCCATACCGCAGGTTGCGCCGCTTGGCAGCGCACAGGACATACAGAACGGGTTGGCAAATCTCCGCAGCCAAACTTCCATGTCACCGACACAGGGGCTTGGAGGAGGCGGGAACCGCCCATGAAAAAGAGCGAGTTCGCTCAGATGGTAGACGAGATCGTGCAGCAGCAGATTGATGTTGCAGACGAATATATCAAGGAAGTCATAGACGAGATCGCCGATGTCGGCAGTCCTGAGAAACTTATAGGCAAGAAGTATGAGGAATGGACACCGGGCGACCGTCAATTACTGGCACAGGCTTACGGGCCGGGCGACGATACGCCGCTGGCCCGGCTGATATTCTCCAAAGAATACGAGAAAGTACGGGAATTGGAGAAGGAGGCTTAACATGGCATTTTGGGATGATATTATGAACTGGTCTAATCCGCCGGCGCGACTGGCGCCCGGCACCGAACAGAAGGCGGCCAATTATCTTTTAGCGAACCCGTCTTATTCTGCGCGGGTATTAGCCAATACGACACCCTATACTCAGGCTCTGGTCAAGCAGGCAACCCCAACCAACCCCACTACTGATTATGACGAGCTGTTGACCGATTCTGGTGGCGGTGACACGGGTCAATTTGAGTGGCAACAGGTCACACCCTGGCAACAGGCGCAACTCGACTGGGAAAAAAAGAAATGGCAGCAGGAACAACAGGTCGCCGCCCAGCAGCTGGCCTATCAGCAGCAACAAGTCGCTGCTCAACA